GGGCGCATCGACATTAACCTTAATGGGTGGGCATCCCAGACCACAATGAACTTTATACGCAACCTGCTACATGTTGGCATTCAACAGACACACAGACGGATATGGATGCGGTGCGTGGCAGTGGGTAAGACTGAAACACTTGGGTGGTATCCGGTGTGGGTGGACGGGGTCAACTTGTTCAAGCGCAACGGGTCGGGTGACTTGGACTTATTCAACCCATTCGAAGTATCCCGTCATCGCATCAACCGCAAAGGGGCTAACAATGTTAGGGAGAAATTCAGTGCGTTCAGGGACTACCTGCATAAGACCATGAAGATCAGGGACAACGGTTTCAGCACGCAAGAGTTCGGTGATGTGTTCGGCTGGGTGAAACATGAGCATAATGCCAACCCATTGCCCGACTACCCTCCGTATTTGAACATTAGACGCAGTGGGTCAGGTCGGCTGGATGAGTTCAAAGAGTTATTGCGCCTTGCAGAGTCAACGCAGTTGGAAGATCAGTACAAGGCGTCCCTGTACTTAGTGAGGACAGCGTCAATTGGATTTCATGGTGCTTGGAATGCACCACTCTCTGCGATGCTTAGGTTGTTGGACGATGTAGCCCTCCGTGTCTACCGAGACGAGTGCTTTGAGAAGGTGCAGATGCTAGATGGGGAAATTCAGCGTGACCCCTATCTAAATTTCTTTCTCGACTGACCAAAGTACTTGACTTGTGTGGTACAATGTAGTATAATAATAAGAAAAGAGTGGAGTTTAAGTGAGCCACCGATGAGCCACCTAACAGTGTTAGGTACTAACTTAGTAACCATAAAGGAAAACCAATGAGCGCAATTAGTTTCGGCACGCAAGTGTCTCTCAAGCAAGCGGCAAACCTCATCCTTGCCACTCCGATGAACCGCTATCTGTTGCAGGGTGAGCCAGGAATCGGCAAAAGTTCTCTGCTTAAAACCCTATCCGCAAACCTCCCCGATCACGAGGTCGCTTACATTGATGTGCCCAACATGGACTTGGGTGACATCGCTATGCCTGTGATTGATCGGGAGACTAAGACTACTTCGTACTATCCGAATAGTCGCTTCAAGATTCACTTGGGCAAACCCGTCATAACAATGTTAGATGAGTTCACCAAAGGCGCAGAGCCAATCAAAAACATGCTTCACCCCTTGCTTGAGGTAGCAAACCCTCGGCTTGGTGACATCTCAGTTCGGGAGGAGTCCATCGTGTTTCTGACTGGCAACCTAGGTACAGACAATGTAGGTGACAACCTCAAGGCGCATAGCCGCAACCGCATCATCCCTCTGACTGTGCGAAAACCGGACGCAGACGAGTGGCTTGAGTGGGCAGTAAATAACAACATCGAACCCGTGGTGATGGCTTGGGTTCGCCAGTTCCCGCACGCCTTGGCTTCCTACACGGATGAGGCGCAGGGTGACAACCCCTATATCTACAACCCCAAGAAGGTTCAGACTGCCTTTGTTTCTCCCCGATCACTGGAGCGAGTATCTAACATTGTTAGGGTACGGGGGAAGTTGGATGCCGATAGCCTGATAGCCGCAATGACTGGAGCGTTCGGTGAGGCGGCAAGCCGTGATATGCAAGCCTATGTTGAGTATCAAGATCAGTTGCCCACTTGGGAGAGCATCATCAAGAACCCCAAGACTGCTGATGTACCTACGAGCGCAGGTGCTTGTGCTGTACTGGTGTTCGGCGCAATCGCTAAGATCGCCAAGGACACAATGACTCCGTTCATGCACTACCTTGAGCGGTTCGAACCTGAGTGGCAAGCGTGCTTCGCTATCAATGTGGCTAAGTCTCCGACCAAGCAGAGCATTGCGTTCAGTTCTCAGGCATTCGCTGACTGGGTTACGAAAAACGAGGACTTGCTATGAGCCTTGAAGAACAAGTTATCAAAAAAGCTCGAGAGTATTTAATCTCCAAGGGCTACTCAAGTAGGGACTTCTTTACAACACTTACCAAGGAAACTAACAATGTTAGACAAAGCAGAACGAAGATTGAAGAAGGTGAAGATCACTCTGATGCGAAACCCCAAGTTCGCTCTGTGGTCGGGCATCCTGATGCTTGGCAAGACGGAGGTGGTCAATAACATTCCGACAGCCTGTACTAATGGGCGTGACGAGAAGTATGGTCGGGAGTTCATCGAAGGGCTGGATGACAAGGAGTTGGGGTTCGTTGTGCTTCACGAGAATCTCCACAAGGCGTTCCGTCACTTGTTCATTTGGCGCAAGTTGCACGAGGAAAATGCTCAGTTGGCTAATGCCGCTTGCGACTATGTGATTAACCTGATGATTGTTAAGTGTGATCCGCAGGAGCAGGTTGTCGCTATGCCTCGCAAGAACGGCAAGGTCTACGGGCTACTCGACCAGCGGTTTGACAAGATGAATGCCAAGCAGGTGTTCGACATCCTCAAGCAGGAGCAACAGGATGGGACTGGTGGCGGTGGTGATGAGGGCTTCGATGACCACGACTGGGATGGTGCGCAGGAGTTGAGCCAAGAGCAGGTCAAAGAGTTGGAGAAAGAGGTAGACCAAGCCTTGCGTCAAGGACAGATCGCTCACCAAAAAGTCAACGGCACTGGTGCTGGTGATATGGGGCGTGAGTTGGGTGACTTGCTTGAGCCTCAGATCGACTGGCGTGAGGTGTTGCGTGAGTTCGTCAAGTCCATCTGTAGTGCCAAGGATGCAAGTTCATGGCGCAGGGTGAACCGCAGATACTTACATGGTGATGTGTATATGCCTACGCTAATAGGTGAGAAGGTTGGGCGCATCGCTATCGGTATCGACACTTCAGGGTCTATCGGTGGGCGTGAGTTAGATCGCTTTCTCTCCGAGGTCAAGTCTATTGCTGATGATGTTCACCCTCAGTTCGTTGATTTGATCTACTGGGACAGTGAGGTGGCGGCACACGAAGAGTATGACGAGAGCAGCGTGGCTAACATTGTTAGTTCTACTAAGCCAAGGGGAGGCGGTGGCACTGACCCGACAGCCATGATGCGTTACTTGAAAGAGAAGGGCATCACGCCGGAGTGCATTGTGATGCTTACGGATGGCTACATATCGGAATGGGGAGATGAATGGAATGCTCCAATACTTTGGACGATTTGCAATGAAGCATCGGATGTCTTTGCCCCATGCGGTAAGACTGTTCACATTAAGGACTAATCTTATGAAGAAAGCGATTGTGCAAGTTGGCTATACCCAGTTCTTACTGGATACTCAGAAAGCCCTAACACTGTTAGAACTTCTGGCCGAAGCAGAGTTGTATGAAGAGAAGTGGCGTAAGAAGGAAGAGGGTGGGACTACCTACCATGTCTACTCTCAAGATAGCAACGAAGGGATTCGCCAGTTGAAGGTGATTCCGATGGCGTTCTATCACATGGCAAAGATGGCGGGTAAACCCGAGAAAGCGAGTTGATATGTCTGAATTACTAGCGGTAAGTGTGACTGCAAACCTGTTCCTCATCATCAGTTATTTGAAGATGCGGAGTCATTTCAACCTACTTCAACGCCTATTGAAGGACATTGCAGAAGGCAGTGTTGAGCTGACAGTTAGTAAGCATGGTGGTTTTGAGATACACGCAACACAACCTAACAATGTTAGATAACCAAGCAACCAAGGAGCGAACCCATGAGCATTACATCTAGTGCAGTAACAGTAGAAATGAATATCTCTGTGTGGACTGCCAACAAGTTGGACAGGACTGCAACCGAGAAGGTGGTTAACGATAACAATGCTACGCAAGACTCAGGCAAGTTCCACAAGAACCTGATGGCTGGCACTACTTTGCGAAAAGAGATCGCAGACTATGCGGCTGGCACTCGGCTGTGGCATAACACTCGCACTCTGCCGTGGGCTGACAAGGGAGCAAGACTGCTTGCTACTAGTCTGTTCATGGATTACAAGACAGAGGCTAACATCCGTCGTGACACATTCAATCGCATGGTGGATAACTTTCTTACTCAGTATCCTGCCCTTGTTCAGACTGCCCACAATTATCTCGGCAACCTGTTCAACTCCGCAGACTACCCAAGCGTGGATGAGGTGCAAAGCAAGTTTGGATTCCGATTGGTGTTCAGTCCCGTCCCTGAGTCTGGTGACTTCCGCTTGCAGGTGGCAGAGCAAGACTTACAAGACCTACGCCAACAGTACGAAGATTCTTTTTCTACCCGGCTAGCCGATGCTATGCGTGAGCCTTGGGACAGACTTCACAAGTTGCTGACAGGCATAAGTGAAAAGTTGACGGACATTGATGGGGAAGATGAGACTAAGAAGCGGTATCACGATACCCTCATCACTAACGCACAAAGCCTTTGCTCCCTGCTGACTCATCTGAATGTAACGAAAGACCCTCAGTTGGAGCAAGCAAGGCGTGACCTAGAACTAACAATGTTAGGTGCTGACATTGATGCAATCAAAGAAAGCCCCGAGGTTCGCAAGAGCATGAAGAATAAGGTCGATGCAATCCTCAAACAATATCAATGGTAAGGAGCGATTAAATGGAAGAACTTGAACACAACTTTATTACCCTGACTCTACCTAACATACAATTCAAAATCAAAAAAGATCGGGTAATCAGATCGACAAACCCTGATGATGTTCGCATCATGCCTTATATAAAGCCATTTGTTGAGAAGTTGGCTATGAAGCATCCGCAATGGCAGTTTGTAAACAGTCCTCGTGGGTGGAATCTCTGTAACGACAGAGATCAAAACCTAGAGTTTGTCGGGGTTGAAGAGTTTGACATCTACGCAAACAAAGAGTTGCTCGGTTCAATCGGTTCAGATCATGGGCGTAATGGCGCTAGAGTATTTACTATGACTAACGAGCGAATCCGAAAAATTCGTGAGCGTGGGAGTGCGACTAAGACTAAGGACTTGGACAAAGCCATTAAGATCTTCGGCAAGATGTTCGGTGCTAAGTCTGTGAACGAGAGGATTGAAGAGGTAATTGCGGGTGCTGAAAGCATTACGAGATTATTGTTTAGTGATCGATCTTACACATTCTCAAAAACATATGACAAACTAGGCAAACATCTGCAAGATCACATTATGGATAACTTGCAAGAGTTTACGAACATTGCTCTAGCCAAAAACTTTCCGCAAGAAATTGCTGATTCGCTACCTAACATGTATGCAGAGTTTAAGACTACCGAGGAGATCTACAAATGCTTGGACGACAAGAAGGGGGATGTGGTACTAATTCATGGAAACGACTATGCCGTTACCAACATAAACGAAGCCAACAGAGAAACAAAAATCTACTCGACAGACAACCTGCCTCCGCACATCAAACGAGGCGTAGGGATGCTTAAACTTGTAGAGAAAGAACATTTCATTTCTGGTATCGGTACTAAGATTAGCGATACTTCGTTCTACATTATTCCGGAGACCAACAATGGATGAGGTGAAAACTAAACGGGTACGGGGCAAAGGCAAACTCCCTGCCAAGATACATGTAAACTTAAGAGTGCCCGAGCCGGTACTTGAGTTCTATAAGCGATACCCCAGTTACACGGGGAAGATGCGTGATGTGCTTATAGCCTACAAGGAGAAAGCCGAAGCGCAAGACCCTGACACCTAACTAACATTGTTAGGTCGTTTCCAACCCGCCCATGTGGCGGGTTTTTTATTGTCTGTTGTTTGACAAAGTCTAAAAGTATGCTATCATTACGCATGGCATCGACTCCCGAGAAGAAGGTTAAAGACCAAGTAGTCAAGACGCTCAAGGAGCGGGGGGTGTATTATTTCTTCCCCGCAACCTACGGCATGGGGCGAAGCGGTGTGCCTGACATCATCTGCTGTGTGGATGGAAAGTTCCTAGCCATTGAGTGTAAGGCTGGCGATAATAAACCGACTATGCTACAAGAACGAGAGATGTCTGCTATTGTTGCCGCAGGTGGAAGTGCCATAGTGGTCAACGAAAAGAACCTGCATCAAGTGGGTCAGATAGTCCAACTACTCAAGGAATACGATGGAAAGCCAAACACTACTGATTAAGAATCAGGGAGTTCAAATCATCCTCAATCGGATGCAGTCGCACCCCGAGGAGTTCGTGGATGACAGAAAGTTTGCCAACCTAGAAAACAACCGATGGTCATGGATTGTTGAGAAAGTAATTACTCGGGTTGAGCATAAGCACCAAACAAACTCCTCTCACGGCTACCGCATACCTTTGCCGTTCCTAACCAACGATGAGGTGGACGCCCTTTACGATAAGTACATGTCGATACAAGGCGAAGCCTTTACGCACCGAGTGATGCGTGAGTTGTTGGAAGATGACCCTTCCCCCCAACTAGAACCTAACAGTGTTAGGTTTACCACAACCGAAAGGTTTCGGACAGGCCGCGCCCAAGCGTCTGCGATGATAGTGACCAAAGAAGAGGGTACTACGCAACAAGGCGGTCTAAGCACATGAATATTTTGACGATTGACTTTGAGACTTTTTACGACAAAGACTTTTCGTTGTCGAAGATGACCACGGAAGAATACATTCGCTCAAAGCAGTTTGAAGTGATTGGCGTAGCGGTCAAAGTTAACGACGGCCCGACCGAGTGGTTCAGTGGTACAAAAGAGCAGACTAAGTTTTGGCTTGGTAAATACAACTGGGCGCAGTCTGTTGCTGTTGCTCACAACGCTATGTTTGACATGGCTATTCTTAACTGGCGGTTTGGTTACAAGCCCAAGAAAATTGTGGATACGCTGTCAATGGCTAGAGCCATACACGGCACAGAAGTAGGTGGCAGTCTTGCGGTGCTTGCACAACACTACCAACTAGGTCAGAAAGGTACGGAGGTAATAAATGCGCTGGGTAAAAGAAGAATTGATTTTTCTGATGAGGACTTGTCCCGTTACGGCAGTTACTGTATTAACGACGTCGATCTTACTTATAATCTTTTCGGTTGTCTTGCTGGTGACTTCCCTGTAAGCGAGTTAAACCTCATCGATCTAACCATCCGCATGTTCACTGAGCCTGTGCTTGAGTTAGATAAGAACACGTTGATTAGACATCTCACTGAAGTGCAAGACACTAAAGCCCGTCTGATGGATGGCATTGACGAGAACCGAGATGTGCTGATGAGCAACCCACAGTTTGCTGAACTGCTACGCAAACAGAATGTAGAACCTCCGGTCAAGATTAGTCCTGCAACGGGCAAGGAGACTTACGCCTTCTCCAAGACAGACGAAGAGTTCAAAACCCTACTAGAACATGAGAACGATGTGGTGCAAGCACTTGTTGCCGCTCGGCTGGGGGTCAAATCAACTATCGAAGAAACTCGCACTGAGCGTTTTATCTCTATTGCGGATCGGGGTTCTTTACCTATCCCCCTACGCTACTATGCCGCACACACGGGTCGCTGGGGTGGTGATGACAAAGTAAACATGCAGAACCTACCCCGCTCGTCGCCCCTAAAGAAAGCCATCATTGCACCCAAGAGGCACATGGTGATTGACTCCGATTCATCACAGATTGAAGCCCGTACGCTGGCTTGGTTGGCAGAACAGAAAGACTTAGTTGAAGCGTTTGAGAGAGGTGAAGATGTATATAAGATCATGGCATCCGCGATATACGGCAAACCTGAAGATCAGATTACGAAAGATGAACGCTTTGTGGGGAAAACTACGATCCTCGGAGCGGGGTACGGCATGGGGGCAATCAAGTTTAAGACTCAGCTTAAGACGTTCGGCGTCGATCTTTCGGAGGATGAGTGTAAAAGAATCATCTCGGTTTACCGAGAAACCTACCCCCGTATACCGCAACTGTGGCGCCAAGCAAGTAATGCGTTACTGGCTATTGCCAATGAACAAACTGCTCCTCTCGGGAGAGAAGGGGTACTCGCGGTGGAAGGTACTAAAGGTATTAGGTTGCCAAACAGTCTTTATATCAAATACCCGAATCTGCGTCGATGGGTCAACGACCAAGGTAAAGAGGAATTGGTCTACGACACCAAGAAGGGGAAAGCGGTAATCCCTAACCGCATATACGGCGGGAAGGTTATTGAGAACATCTGCCAAGCACTTGCTCGTATAGCCATAGGAGAGCAGATGCTAATGATCGCTAAGAAATACAAGGTGGTGATGACTGTGCATGACGCTGTTGCTTGTATCGTTCCCGACTCCGAAGCGGAAACGGGGCGTGAGTTTGTAGAGATGTGTATGCGTATTCGCCCTAAGTGGGCACCTGATCTACCACTGAACTGTGAGTCAGGCGTAGGTCGTTCTTATGGAGACTGCTAATGAAGATTAACAACCACATTGACTACACGATGCCCTACATGGCGGCACAGCAAGCCCTCAAGAAACTGCAAGACGCCATGCTTGAGAAGCGGTATGACGATGCTAAGTTAGCCGCTATCGATGCAATTGCCGAAGTAAAACTAACCCTGAACTCAATCGTTAACGAAGAGGAGATATGGAAAAACAAAAACTTCATCCCTCGGGGATGACATGGCAACGCTGGGAGTGGCCCTTCAAAACGCCACAAGAGCGCAAGCTGGTAGCACAGTATTTCAAGGAGCAACACCACAACGAGAAGCGTGAGCAACTCGACAATCTTAAATCTGCACCATTTTAAGGAGCAAACAAATGAAAAGAGCAACAAGACGAGCCAAGGTTATTAACTTCATTCAGACCAACCCCGACGTTTCAGCTAAGGACGTAGCCAAGAAATTTAAGATGGCACTTCCCACCATCTATAACATCCGCAAGCAAGCGACTCTACCTTTGGTTGTTGATGACACAAGCGTACTTACGCAGAAGCAAGCCAATGAGGTTTATCAATCCATGATTAAAAAGACTCCAGCTAGCAAAACCCGTGCTGTTCAGTACGGCGGCGACCACTACATGGCATTGGGTTTACAGCCTTGGGATGCGATGGAAGCGTGGATGTCCCCCGAAGCATTTGCTGGTTTCCTGCGAGGCAACGTGATTAAGTACATTGCCCGTACCGAAAAGAAAGGCGGCTTGGAGGACTTACAAAAAGCCCGTCACTACCTCGACAAACTTGTTGAAGTTGTTGAAGCGCATCAGTAAACAAAAGGAAGATCATGACTGACCTACGCAAAGCGGCAGAGCAGGCGTTAGAGGCTTTTGAAAAAATATACGAGGGATGCGGGGAGGTTAAAAAAGACAACTTAAGCAAGCACTCAAATGAGTTGGCTACGTTGGTGAGAAAAGACTGCATACCTCAAATTAATGTACTACGCCAAGCACTAGTGCAACTAGAACAAAACGAAAGTTTTTTGTCTTGTTCTATTAAAGATCTTAACTTACACAAAAGATCAATCAACTGTTTACGGGCGTACTCTATTGAAACAGTAGGTGAGTTGTGTGACAAATACCCTCATGAAATAAATAAAATACCCAATCTTGGCAAGTTATCTTTCAAAAACATTGTAGAAGCGTTAGCTGAGCATGGTTTAAGCCTCAAGAAGAAGAACACATGAACGACGAACAAATCTTTGAACTAGCAGATAAGATTGGGTTCCAAGATGACTTTGGTCGGTGGAACTTCACGAGTGAGAACTTGCTGGACTTTGTGTTCATGGTTCAGAAGGCAGAGCGTGAATGGGTTGGGCTGACTAAAGAAGAAGCCAAAGAAATCTCAATGGCAAATCGTCCCTATGTAATAGACATGATTGCCGCATTGGAAGCCAAACTGAAGGAGAAGAACGCATGAAAGATAGAATCATCCTAGCAACAGTTGCATCAGGAATGGTGATCCTTGTTGCCGCCATATTTTTTATCGGTGTACACCATGGGTCCCGTGTTAAAGCCATGGACATGGTAGAAATCTTTGAAGCGGGGAAGAAGGAAGCCTTACGAGTTTCACCCCGTCCATCCCTAGAACTTGAAATTACTTGCGCCAACGTATGGGCTGGCAAGGTTGCACCACCGGAGGTATTGAAATGAATAAATTACCTAAAGCCGATGTGAAACAGCGGCATGAACTTGCTGATGAGTTTTTTAAATTAGTTGAACGTAAGAAGATTAAAAACATAGTGCCTATAGTACTTGGGATCTACACGATGGCGCTATGGAAAAGCGGCTACGATAAAAAGTTTGTACTTAGCACTGCCGCTGATTTTATTGACACGTGGTACGCTAAACATTGAGTGCATCGACGCAATCGATATAAGGTGGAAACGTGACGCCCATTGAAAATAAAATTTGGCAGTATCTTGTGGAACACAAAACTCCTGTGCAAGCAAGCACGCTGGCAAAAAGATTTATTGTTAGCCAAGGGCATGTAAGGCGTGTACTTAAAGACCTTGCAGACAAACAGACCCTTGACGTCATAGTAATTGGCACGAGCAAATTCTACAGGGTGAAAGAATGAACAACGAAGCAATGATCCATGCATGGCAGAAGTGGACTGAGCCAATGCTCCCCGAAGCGCACAAAGGAACAGTGCCTACTGAGTCGCTGTATTACCAAGCGTTCAAGGCTGGCTGGGAGTCGGCTGTTGATGCGCAAGTTACCGCTATGTCTTACGAGATCGAATCACTTGAGCAAAAACTCAGGGAAGAAAGAAACAAGAAATGACTACATGGTCTTACTCCTCTCTCAAAACATTTGAACAATGCCCTAAGAAGTACTACCACTTACGGGTAGTCAAGGATGTTAAAGATGAGGGTAACGATGCCACTATGTATGGTCAGGAGTTACACAAGGCGGCAGAGGAGTACCTCAAAGAGGGTAAGCCTATCCCCCCTAAATTTCAGTTTATCCAAGATGTACTCGATGCGATCAAAGACATCCCCGGTGAAAAACACTGTGAGTTAAAACTGGGTGTCAAGCAAACGGACGCTGGCTACGAGCCTTGCGGCTTCTTCGATAAAAATGTGTGGTGGCGGGGCATAGGCGACGTAGTTGTGGTACAAGATGATGTGGCTTTCTCTCTTGACTACAAGACCAGCAAAAACGCCAAGTACGCAGACCTCAAACAATTGGACATACTAGCCGCCGCACTATTCACGCACTTCCCACAGATCAAGAAGGTCAAGTCTGCCTTGGCATTCGTGGTGAGTAACGAGTTCATCCGCAAGGAGCACTTTGCTGAGATGCGGGACTCATACTTTGCTACGTTCCAACCAGAACTAGACAGGCTTGCTACTGCTGAAGAAACAGGAGTGTGGAACACCAATACCGGACCGTTGTGCAAATTTTGCCCAGTAACTAGCTGTGAACACAACAGGAGACGTTGATGAGCGGATACAAAAGTTCAGAAGAAGTCCCAATTCGTTTCCACGGATATTGTTCATACCCAAATTGCAGGAATAGAAAGATAGATGGAGACCGACCTTTTGTAAGTTGGATGGGAGTTCGATTCCCAATTGACGAAGCCTACCAATACCTCTCTCCACAAGCTAAACTAATGGCAGTTGCAAACCCTAGCGACTACGTTGAAAAATTTGGGCATTACTCTATAAATATAGAGCTACACCCAGAATGTGCTGCGGAATGGGCTATGCACTTAACTAGGGATGCATTTGAAGCTGATGGTGGAGTAATTACAAAAATGGGGAAACGTTAATGGGCTACCTAGTAGCAAAACAACTAGCAATACGTAACCCAGAGTTTGAGTACAACACGTCTGATGTAATGGCACTAGAGATGGAAGTACAAATAGGACAGCCGGGGGAAAAACTCAAAGGGCTTTCAACTATTACTCTACGCACAAATCAAATCTCAGGCTATGACATGAAAGTCATGGTGCAAAAAGCGGATTCAGACGCATGGTGTCAGCCAGTTGAAGTTGGGGCCATTTCAATACAGGTACGGGGTGAATACGAAAGGCAAGTACTTATTGCCGCTTTTCAAAAAATAGGGTTGATGACGCTACCCGTCTACGGCAGAATAGAGTACGGACCCTTTGAACCCCCCGAGGAAGAACAAGATGCCTTACGTCAACAAACCGCGCCCGTATAAAAAAGAGTACGAGCAGTACCACGCCAGCGAGGAACAGAAGAAGAATCGGGCAACCCGCAATGCCGCCCGACGCAAGGCAGAAAAGAATGGTCAAGTCTCCAAGGGTGACAGCAAGGACGTACACCACACAAAGGCTTTATCTAAAGGTGGTACAAACAAGGATAAATTAAAGGTAGTCTCGGCGTCTAACAATAGGTCATTTGACCGGGACTCTAACAATAAGCTGGTATCGGAAACAAGCCCAAGAGAGCGAAAGAGTGCGAATCGTAGATGACAAAGTTTTACTGGTCCGAACAAGACGACCACACCTCATTACCGAACATATAAAGAAAAGCGCAGTAGTAGGACAGGAGCAAGACGTATACGAAGTGGCAGTGAACTGGGGCTTGAAAGAGGCTCAGATGCTAGCCAATCTCCGTATTAAGAACGTCCCTTCCACCATCAAGCGTGACTACGCATGGACGGGGAGGCTCACGCCCTTTGCACACCAAAAGGAAACTGCGTCCTTCCTGACCCTGCACTCAAAGGCGTTTTGCTTTAACGAGCAGGGCACTGGCAAAACTGCATCCGTCATTTGGGCCGTTGACTATCTTATGAAGATTGGCGAAGTCAGGCGTGTGCTTGTGCTTTGTCCGCTATCCATAATGAAATCTGCATGGCAGCAGGACTTGTTTAAGTTCGCCATGCACCGCTCATGCTCTGTAGCCCACGGAGATTCCAAGACTAGGGCGAAGGTCATTAACGCTGGAGCAGAGTTCGTCATCATCAACTTTGACGGGCTGGCTGTAGTCAAACAGGAAATCCTTAAGGGTGGCTTTGACCTCGTAGTAGTCGATGAAGCAAATGCTTATAAGAATCCACAAACTAATAGATGGAAAGTATTGAAAGAGGTCGTCGCTCAGAGCAAATGGCTTTGGATGATGACCGGAACCCCAGCGGCGCAGTCTCCAATAGATGCCTACGGGTTGGCAAAACTAGTCAACCCTGACAACACACCCAAGTACTACGGGCAGTTCAGAGATCAGGTGATGTACAAAGCGACCCAGTTTCGGTGGGTTCCTAAACCTAACGCACAAGATGTAGTCCACAAAGTACTGCAACCAGCAATCCGGTTTGAAAAAGATCAGTGTCTTGATCTGCCCGAGGTTACGTTCGTAGAACGGGAAGCCCCCCTGACTCCACAGCAAGTCAAGTACTACAAAATGCTCAGAAAGCAAATGACGCTAACGGCGGGAGGGGAGTCGGTGACTGCGGTCAATGCGGCAACCAACATCAATAAGTTGCTACAAATCTCAGGTGGTGCGGTCTACTCGGACACTCGAGAGGTCATAGAGTTTGATGTGTCTAACAGACTACAAGTAATCCTTGAAGTCATTGAAGAAGCTAGTCACAAAGTGTTGGTCTTTGTGCCATTCACTCACACAATTGAACTACTACATGCAGTGCTTGAGAAGAACAATATATCGTGTGGCGTCATCAATGGGCAGGTGTCGTTTAATAAACGAAGTGAGCTGATTAAGCAATTTCAGGAAAACCCTGACCCACATGTCCTCATCATTCAACCTCAAGCGGCCTCACATGGCCTTACACTGACAGCGGCTGACACAATAATTTGGTATGCACCAGTCACTAGCGTTGAGACTTACCTCCAAGCAAACGCACGCATCAACAGGCCGGGGCAAAAACACGCTATGACCATCGTGCATATCAAAGGCAGTGAAGTCGAAGATAAGCTGTACCACATGCTTCAGAACAACATCAACAACCACGAGAAAATTGTGGACTTGTATCGTCAAGAGATCTCTCAAGACATTTGACAAAGTCAAAAGTTGTGCTATACTGAAGTCTCATAATAAGTAGGAGCGATTCATGACCGAAGAACAGTTGTCCCTTGACGATCTTGTTGGCATCTATCTCAAGATTCGTAACGCCATCGAAGCAAAGGAAGAACAGCACAAGGCCGAGATCCAAGAACTGAAAGACCAGTTTGAGGTGGTTGGCAACAAACTGCTCGACATTTGCACCGAGCAAGGCGTCGATAGCATCAGAACCCCATCTGGTACAGTCTCACGCCGAGTATCATCCCGCTACTGGACGAGTGACTGGGACTCAATGTACCAGTTCATCATGGAGAACGAAGCACCCTTCTTGATGGAGCAACGAATCCATAACTCAAACATGCGGGAGTTTTTGGAGAACAACCCGGACAAGTTTCCGGCTGGCCTTCAGAACGAACGTAAGTACGCTGTACAAGTACGCAAACCAACCGCCAAATAAGGAGCGACTATGAGTAACGTAGCAATCTTCAAACAACAAAATGCTGTCGCAGTGTCAGGCAATCGCCAACTGTCTGACCTTGCTAAGTCATTAGCAACCTCCACGACCTCACGCCGTATTCAAACTAATACCAACGGCACATTCAAGCGCATCATCAATGGTGAGCAGATTGGCACGGCAATCCGTGGTGAGATCAACGTGATTATTGTGGGTGCCCTACCTAAAGTGTCCCGCATTTTCTACAAAGAAAAGTACGATCCCAACGGCGAACCCACACTGCCAAACTGCTGGTCCAACCTTGGTGATAAGCCTGAAGGCGCCGCTGAAGATAAGCAACACTCCAACTGTGCTGACTGTCCTCAGAATATCAAGGGTTCAGGTGAGAATGGTAGTAAGGCTTGCCGCTATCAGCGTCGCATCTCTGTGCTAGTTGAGGGTGACTCCAGTGGAGATGTGTACCAATTCAACGTGCCAGCCAAGTCGTTGTTTGGTAAGGGCAACGGCAACGTGCATCCGTTTGAGTCCTATGTGAAGTTCCTGATTGCTAACGGCGAGTCGCCTGACAACGTAGTGACCAACATCTCTTTTGATGCAAACGCCGACACGATGGAGTTGTTGTTCACTCCCCTGCGTAACATCAGTGATGATGAGCACTCACTGGTTCAAGCCGCTCAGTCTAAGCCTGAGACCAAGATGTACACCATGATTACTGTGGCGCAAGCCGATGGTGTTAAGAAGCAACCTCCTGCTGTAGAAGCAAAATCCAAGGTGCAAGCCGAGGCTGTTACCCGCTCGGACGAGCCTGATGATGAAGCTGTAGACGAACCCGTCAAACGCCAAGCGAAGAAAGCCGAGCCAGCGCCCAAGGCCAAAGCTAACCTCGCTGATGTAGTAAGCAAGTGGAGCGAAGACGAGTAACTCTATGAGTTACGGATACAGCGCGAGACTGATTAAAGCAAATCAAGACGCTGATAAAAGTTTGCTCGGTGTGCGCCTAGGTAAGATGTGCATACAGGGAGAAGTCCCTGTTGTTGTAGTTGCACAAGATCTAGGTGTTACCCGACAAACAGTCTACAACTGGTTTAGTGGTACAAGCTCCCCTGTGGGGGCCACTGCTATAAAAGTTGAAGCGTTTATCAAAAAACATTTTCTTTAATCGCATCTCAGTAACCATCGGGAGATCGTGGGGGTTATTGCCTTCATCTTTTGCACATGACCAATCAATTAGACCTTTTAAGCACTGTGCAACCATCGGAGGGGTGGTTTGCGGTGTTGGGCATAAAAGGCGAGAACGATGTAAAGCAGGAATTAGTAGCCACAAGGAAAGAAGTTGACCAGCTAGCAGAGAAGTTTGTAGCAGAAGATCGGAACGTTTATTTCGGTGTAGCCAAGTTTGCCACCAACAAGAACAGACAAAAACCTAACGTCCTAGGACTACGGGCCTTTTGGCTAGACATTGATTGCGGGGAACTCAAGGCAGAGATCAACCCAAAGACGGGACGGCCTGAAGGCTACGTTGACCAAACCATTGGACTGCAAGCACTAAAGCAGTTCTGCAATCTAATCGGATTACCCAAGCCAATTATCGTCAACTCAGGCAGAGGCATACATGTCTACTGGCCCTTGACACGTGATGTATCACGCGAGGAGTGGGAACCCGTTGCAAGCAGACTGCGTGAACTATGTGTACTACACAATTTCCACATCGACGGAAAAGTCTTTGAGGTTGCCCGGATTCTTAGGATACCCGGAACGTTTAACTTTAAAGATGATCCACCTACGCCAGTAGAAATTATTAGCGGTGCCCCACCCGTAGACTACGAAGCATTCCGTGACTTGCTCGGGGTGAAAGCCCCAACTGAAGCACCACCCAAGCGAGAGTTGTCCGAACTAGCGAAGTCCATGATGGAGAACACAACCTCCAGCTTTAAGAAGATCATGATTCGCAGTGCCAAGGGCAACGGATGCCAGCAACTGTTGGATGCCTTTGAGAATCAAGACACTCTGTCTGAACCTCGCTGGTTTGATGCTCTGTCAATCGCTAAGTTTTGTAATGACCGTGACATTGCCATCCACAAAATGTCCGAGGGGCATCCCGATTACGACTACGCAGACACGGAAAGCAAAGTCCAACACATTGTTGGGCCACATACTTGCGCTGAGTTTGAAAAAAGTAATCCGGGTGGCTGTGATGGATGCCCGTTCTACAACAAGATTAAGTCCCCCATAGTGCTTGGCAAAGAGGTACAGGAAGCCACTGAGGAAGACAACACTGTTGTGGTACAGAACGAAAAAGATAAAGAAGAGAAAGTTCACAGCATCCCCAAGTACCCGTTCCCTTTCTTTCGTGGCAAGGGGGGTGGTGTATTTAAGTCTATGGGGGATGAGGAGGAACCCGTTCGGGTGTACGAACACGATCTGTATGTCGTGAAACGTATGAGGGATCCAGCGGCAGGTGACGTAGTTGTTATGAAACTGCACCTACCAAGAGACGGAATAAAAGAGTTTGTCGTGCCTAACACGCATGTAACAGACCAAGCCGAACTGCGTCGGACGCTATCTAGTCACGGCGTGGTGTGTAGCAAAAAACCATTTGGGCTTGTGATGGAATACGTCATTGCCTCTATCAGGGAAATGCAATTTACAAGGAAGGCTGAGCAAATGAGACAACAGTTTGGATGGGCAGACAAGGACAACAAGTTTATTTTGGGGGACCGGGAGATCACTCCTGATGGCGTTTTTCATAGTCCCCCTTCAACCATCACGACCAATATCGCCCAACACATTCAACCAGCGGGTGATTTTGACAAGTGGAAAGAAGTCTTCAACCTGTATAGCGCTCCGGGGCTAGAACCCCATGCGTTTGCAACGCTGACTGCCTTTGGCTCCCCATTGTTCAAGTTCCTAGGGCAAAACGGCGCCATCATAAACGTGATACATCCTGATTCAGGTACGGGTAAAACGACCATCCTGCACATGTGCAACAGCGTCTACGGGGATCCTGCTCGGCTATGTGCAATGTGGGACGACACAATAAACGCCAAGATTCTGCGGCTAGGGGTGATGAACAACCTGCCTTTCACTGTGGACGAAATGACCAACACAGCCCCAGCAGACTTCTCAACCTTGGCCTACTCCATGTCTCAAGGGCGGGGTAAAGACAGGGTCAAAGCATCGGCAAACGAGCTTCGTGCAAACCTAACATCGTGGCAGTCCATATCCCTGTGCTCCTCTAACGCCTCGTTCTACGAAAAGCTGTCTTCCCTGAAAAACTCTCCTGACGGGGAGATGATGCGCTTGATTGAGTACAAGATCGACTACTCTGGGGCCATCGACGTTGCCTACGCAAAGCAGATGTTTGACCACCAACTTAAGAACAACTTTGGGCACGCGGGCGACATCTACGCTAAATGGTTAGTAGAGAACCTAGAAGAAGCCAAGAACACAGTGTTAGGAATCCAGCTAAAGATTGACAAAGAACTGCGGTTGAGCCAGCGGGAGCGGTTTTGGTCTGCGGTCGTAGCGGCTAACATTACGGGTGGTTTGATTGCTAAGAACTGTGGCTTGCTTGACTGGGATATGAAGGCAATCTACAAGTGGGCTACCCAGATGATCTTGGGCCTACGGGCAGATGTGAAACCCCCAGCAAGTGACGTCATGTCCGTGATTGGTGACTACATTAACCGGCACATGCAGAACATCTTAGTTGTTAACGACAATGTGGACAGGCGCACCTCAATGCCCTCTCTGCCTACACTTGAGCCAAAAGGCGAGTTGCTGGTTCGGTATGAGCCTGACACTAAGAAGATGTTCCTTGCCGCCAAGCCGTTCAAGAATGACTGCGTGAAGTATCAAATCAACTACAAAGAGACGCTTAGCCAGTTGGAGAAAAAGGGCATTTTTCTTGGTACCACAAATAAACGGCTATCCAAGGGCATGAAGGTTGTGTCGCCCGGAGTCCACTGCTTGATCTTTAATTGCGCCAGCAGTGAGTTTATTAGTATGGATGACCTAGTCGCACCTGAGAGTAGTCATGCAGGTAGAGAGGGTTAGTTACCAAATCAACTGGAAAAAGTTTAGGAAGGGGTACTCGTTTTTCATCCCCTGCCTAGACCCAGCTTCTGCCAAAAAAGAAGTTGCCGCCACTACCGACCGCTTGCGTTACAAAATCCTAACAAAGGTAGTAATTGAAGACGGAATAAAAGGTTTAAGAATTTGGCGACTTTGATATACTGGCGTCGGAAGAATCGCTCCTTCCTGTTTCCTTGGTGGTCTTTGACACTCCCGGCCTAAAAACCGGGGGTTTTTTATTTCTGAGGCACCTTGGACTTTTCACCTAATTCAAAAATCGTATCTGCCATGCGTGGGTCAACAGCAAGACCTTCTTCGGCAAGTGCCCTGCGTTTTGCCCTACCTGACAACGAACCCAACAATGTGTCTTGAGTTATAGGAAGCACGTATTGATTTTTATAGTTGTACCTATCCATCTCAAGCAAAGCCTTTTCAATAGCCTCATCGTTCTTATCTGTAGGATCTTCGTCATATTTTATGTACGCCTTGTCAATGTCTCGTAGTACCTTAGTCCGATCTTTTTCAATTTGCATGACCATCTTACGGGCCATAAAGTTAAACTTTTGAATTTCAGCAACTTCGGTGCTTTGGAAACCAAGAGTCTGACCTATCAACTTACCGGTTGTGTACCACTCTGCATTACGAATCTCATCGCCTCGTGAAGTTTTAAGACCCTCATCGCCTAACCTGACCGCAGTAAATGCACCACGGAAGAATGCAGGTACTAATTTAGATGCACCTCTATTAAACTCACCGTTGTTAAAGTCATCAAGCGACGAGAACATTTGTTCACCCATGGAACCAAACGGTCCTGTGAGGCTAAACACAAACTGTTGGAACCCTTCTTTGGAACTTGCGGAAGGCATATCTTCTCTGAACCACATACCGTCAAGACTGGTTGAGGCACTAATGTTTAAATCGGTCAGTGCAGATATTGGACCCATTTTGACAGAACGCTGGAGCATCAATGCTTGTTCTTGGGTCAACCCCATGGCGGTAGCGAGGTCGCTTCCCGGCCCAAAGTAAGTTGGGATAAACCACTCACGGAACCAAATATCAAGATTGCGCTTACCTAACGGGTTGCCATCATCATTCTCGTCATAGAACTCATCAGCTTCTTCATCCTCCATATCCGGACGAAGTGCTTCGCGGATGCCCTCAGCTAAACCTAGGATTGCACTGTATCCCGGCATACCGGTAACACCAGCAAACAAACCTGTCATGCCAAGAGTGCCAAAGAATTTAATGGCAGCGTCGCGCTTACCTTCTTTATTTAGGTAAGGCAGCATTCCGTAGAAGTTACGCACCAGATAAGAAGTCATCTGGAGAGGGAAGGTCATGAACTGTGTACCAAGCTTGGTAACAAAGTTAGCCTTCATGAGACGAGGCTTGTTGTACTGCGAATAGTTAAACAACGAGTCGTAGACCATCTTTGTCGCTACGTTAATGGCTTTATTCGTGGCCTCGTTGGGATTCAATCCCTGTTTTATACCCCGTGCGTACTCCAACTCAAACGAGGACATGTACATAATTTCACGGGTAATACGCTCAGAGTGGTAAAATGCACCACTAATAAAGTTCATCGTTGCTCGTGTACTACGACTTAGAAAGCCTTTGTACTCTGCGGTTGGCACTTTCGCCCGTGACGTCATATCTGACGCATAGGTAGACATAAACAAGTCTTTGTCTTGGGCTGCTTGCCATGCACGCTTTAGCTGCGCACGATATGTAAGATCTGGATGCTTATTGACGTAGCGGGAGTCGTTTATCGACGGCTCCCCCCAGATAGTAATTACGTTACCCGCAGCGTCTCGTTTTGTAGTGCCTAGCTTGTTAAACAGGTTGGAATAACGAGCAGTAACTTTAAGAGTTTCGGCAGTGCCGTACTCAGCCATTAGAGTGGGTAGGCCCACAATCGGCAACTGAGTCATTTGAACAAGAGCAGACTTAGGCGAGGTCAGCATGTAGTAAAACACCGCCTGATTACCAATGTTTGCCAACTGGTCTAGGTTCATCTCACCCGGAACGGCAGGAGTCATCTCTGCTTGAGCGCGTATAGCAATCTCATCTACAAAGGTGCTCAGTTTAAGGGCGTCCGGATTGCCCGCCAATTCAGCATAAGCCGAACCAATTCCTAGTCTGATCTGGTCGGAGTAAGCTAGTCTAGCCAATTGATTAGCCGCTGTGTGTTGGGAGACAATAAAGTTGCGAAGCACATCCCCACTGAAACCGGTCTTACCTTGTCTGTGAGTAAACTTACGACGGATGTCTCGGTCAGGTAGCGTCATCAAATACATTTGATAGACCTGATCTTTAATAGCATCTACGTCAGTAATGCCAGCTTTGCCGGTAACCGGATTGACAACGCTTCCATCCTCAAGTGCTTTGAAGATGTCTTTAAGCATTTGGCTTGACTCAACTACTTCACTACGAATCTGATTTATGTCGTCTCCGACTTCAAAACTCTGGTCAGCAAGTACGTCCTCATATTTTTTACCTGCTTCTTCAGCGCGTTTGCGTGCGTAATTATTACGAGCAGTGGCTGATTCAAAGAGGTAGAACTCGCCCGACTTGCCTTTACCGATTCGAAGCCAGAAGTTGCCATAGCGCATCAAGGGGAAGTACAGCCCTAGCTGCTGAGCTTCTTGGAAACTTTGAGTAATCTGAGCGATCAACTTACC